CATAGCATGGCAATAACTCGTTTAAATAATAATTCAATTACATCTATAACAGCTTTGCCTAGTGGTGTTGGTACAACACCAACTTTTTATGGTGAACTAGCATCTGACCAAGTAGTTAGCAGAAATGTTCAAACAAAACTAACAGGAATGACTCAAAATGAAATAGATACAGATACTGCTTTTGATGGCACAACATTTACTGTTCCTAGTGGTAAAGCTGGAAAATACTTTATTTATACAGGGTTGTTTGCAAATTTTGATGATTGTGGAGATGATGGTGAAAAAATACAACTAAATATATTTAAAAATGGAAGTAGTTTTAAAGAAGGTAAATATGAAGGTAGTACAAGTAACCCTATTAAATTTTACTCTATAAATTTTGGAATTGTTATGGATTTATCTGTTGGTGATACAATAGAAGCATATATTGTTTTACTAGATGCTTCAGCAAACACAGGTATGAAGGCAAATGATGGTCAAACATATCTTGGTGGGTATAAATTAATAACTTAACAAAGAAAGGAAAAACAAATGGCACAACTATCAACTAAAATATCTTTGTATTGTAAAGCAAAAGGTAAGTCAGATATTGATTTTACAAAAGATGTTTTATTACAAGATGACTCAGATGGCAAAGGAGCATACATTAAAGAATGGAATGTTTCAGGTGTAGATAAACCTAGCGACTCTGACTTATCTTCTTATGAAACTGCTGGAAATACAGAAGAAAAAAACAATACTGTCAGAGCTACAAGAAGAACAGCTTATGGTGATATTGGCGATCAACTTGATGAGATCTATAAAGACATAGATGCTTGGAAAGCTAGAATAAAATCTGTCAAAGACGCAAATCCAAAGTCTTAATAATCACTAAAGCAGATGGCTAGAGATAACCTTACCTTTATTACATCTTTGGCAGTGGTGTTTCTTTTTACCATGCTGTTTTGCACATCTGCTCATAGTGAACAAAATACTGTAAGTTCTACAGTATCAGGTACAACGACAGTTGATAAATCCCCTAGTACAGCATCAGCACCTAGTGTCATCGTTAATAACCAAGATGTATGTACCTCAGGTGGATCGGTAGCTTTGCAGACACAAATATTTGGTTTTGCCAAAGGCTCAACTGTTAATGACATTACCTGTGAACGATTAAAATTATCTCGTGCCTTGTATGGTATGGGAATGAAAGTTGCTGGTGTATCGGTACTTTGTCAAGATCCTCGTGTCTTTCAAGCGATGGAAATGGCTGGTACACCCTGTCCTTACTTTGGAACAATAGGTGAGGTAGCACAAGCTGGTTGGGATAGTCACCCTACAGAAAGACCTGATTATCAAAAGGAGTCAAATGTTAAAAAATATCTCGTGGGTGGTGGCATACTTCTCGCTATTTCTACTGGCTTCTTCTTATTCTAAATCAGAAACAGTTACGACAGAAAATTTATTAGGTGATAGCACAGACCAAAACATCAATGATGTAGCCACATCAAACAATGCCTATGGTATGACTGGTGCTGAGTTTACTACAGGCAATCAATCTCAAGGAGGAGGTTCTAAAACTTTTGACATCGATTTATCCGAATATGACAATATTGATGTCATCGAGTATGGAAGCTCTGTCTATAGCCATATATCAAATCAATCAGTTCCTACTTGTGCTAACACAACAAGAGATTGTAAAGATGAATTTAAAATCTCAGTCAATCTCTATAATGATGGAGTTTTAACCAAACAATATACACACAACTACACTGATATCTCATGGGTAGGCAAACAAGACTTTGACTATCAACAAGATGTATCAAGCCTAGTCTTTAACACAGCAGAACTAGAGTTGTATGGTATTGATCGAGGCTACTATAACGGATATTTTGGAATCGGTTTCTCTGATTATTATTTTACAACCACATACGAAATTATTGAGATTGTGATAGATCAAGTTCTCGATCAGATTGAGATGGAAGTAATCGATGCTGGTTATGAAGTTTACGAAGATATTAGTTTTGAAATAGAAATACAAGATCCACAAGGTGAGGTAGCCTTAATCGAGTTTGATATGGTCGAACCTGAAATGGTGGATATAGAAATCGAAACTCCTAGTATGGAAGATTTTGAGCCTATAGAAGAAATCCAAACTGACATGGAAGTTGTCGAAGTTGATATGACAGAAATGGCAGAAGAACTTGAAGTTGAAGTCGAACCCAATAGCGAAGATGCTGATGAACCCACTGTGGAGACAGAGGAAGAAGAACAGCAAGAAACAGTACAACCGAAATCAAAAGAAGAAGTTGCTCAAAAAATTATTGCTAGGGTTGTAGATCAAGGTAATCAAATAGTTTTAAATAATGTCAAACTAGCTGTCATGGCACAACTAGCAGACACAGACGGATTTAATAAATACCAACAAGTAACACTGACAGATATGGATATATCTGATTATAGCATGATGCAAATAAACGATAGCTACGGAATCTTATTTGAGTCAGCACAAAATGAAATGATGGAGGATATGATTAATGCCCAGTATTGAGTATCAAGGAATGAAGTTTACTGGTGGTAAGTTTTTTCTTATTTTATCCCTCATAGGTGCAATTATTGGTGGTGGTTGGACTGGTTATAAGTTTTACGATGACTACTTGGATATGAAAGCCAAGATAGAAGAATACACAGCACCTGATCTATCTTCTTATGACGAACAAATCGCAGTCATAAAATCAGAACTAGATATGATCCTTGATGAGATCACCCTAGTTGCTGATGTCGCTAAAGACCTCAAGAACGATATGAAAACAGATTTACGACAAATGGGTAATGACATACGACACATTACAGAAATCGTTAATGATGTAGAAGATAGACAAAAAGAAGATATTAGAGA